AGGTATTAGTTTTATGTTTCATATGGAATGAAACTTGGTGCGGGGATAATTGGACTTTGTTGGATTTGGCAGCTTTCAGCTCCAATGTAAAAAAGTTCCCGTTAGAAGTATAACCCAATAGATCAGGAGTGCCAAGTAAGGCCCAGTTTTCAATCCTAATCCAGGAGATTGACTTAATTTCTCTTTTAATTTTTTTATATAAATCACGTTCTGATCCTATTTTTTTCTGTTGCATATTCAGTCCAACGCACTTACAGAATTTTAATAGGTGAACCCATAGATTCGGTAGGTTTTTTACAAGTTAAAACTAAACGATGAGTCTCCTTACTACCAATAATTTTATTTTCAAGAAGTTTCGCTCCTGTGATGTCATAAAATTCTCCGTTAGGTAATTCGATCTGGACCCGTGCATTTAAGCTAACTGGTGATTTAAAAAACTTGTCTAAACCCTGTCTAAATGTCTTTCCGTCTATCATATTTCTAATATTGATTTATACAAATTATGGGATATATTACAAGTAATATGTCAGTACCAAAAAAATTAACGACTCAACAAGAGAAGTTTGTAATGTTTCTAGTATATGGAAATGAAGGTGAACCTTGCAGTCAGACCGAAGCAGCAAAGCTAGCCGGATATGCAGACCCAAGGCATTATGCTAGCAGACTCATGAATGTTAACGAGTATCCGCTGGTGGTAGCACATTACGAGGAGTTATTACAAGAATTACATAGTAAGTATGAACAAGATCTAGTAGGCCAAAAAGCTACACTAGGTCAGATAAGAGATGCAGCAAAACGTAAAGGTAGATACGCAGATGCAATAAGAGCCCACGAATTAATTATGAAAGCTGATGGTAGATTTGTTGACAAAAGACTTAATATGAATGTCAAAGTAGATCCAGATGAAGCTAGAGAAAAGAACGAACGACTCATCAATATAGTTAAAAATAAATTAGCAGTTAAGAAAATTAAAAACTAGTGTATTCTAGTTATCTTCTTCACACAAGAAGTAGGAAATACAGAACGCTCTGAAAAATGTATAGAGCCGTCTTCTTCAACATCATAGCCAGCAAAGATTCTTACAGTCTCATCATCTTTACTAAATAACCAACCTTCACTTACAGGTGTAGCAAGTTTCATATTCTTAAACTCACGTTCAGAACCCCAACCGCCTTCAGTGATGATATCAATCCAATCGATACGTACACGTTTAAATGGAAATGGCACAGCTTGTTTTACAGTCTTAGGTTTAACATAGCTGTTTATTCTTCTAGATTTTTTCTTGGATTTCATAAGTTCTGTATACTCCAGAATTTATAATTAATAAATAAATATATAAAAACATACGCGCGACCCCTTAATTCGTTGGTATTACTAGCTTTTTTAACAATTGTACCAATTGTACCTCATTGTACCAAGCACCTTTGGTACAAATTTGACCAAATAACCATTGGTATTACTATCTTTTTTGAATTGTACCAATTGTACCTAGGTTTTAAAAAAAATAAAAAAAATTTTTTATTTTTATAGAAAAAAGTGTATACAATAGCCAAATGGTTAAATTATACTGGGATTCATTATACTTTTTGATCATTTTTTGTATCCTGGCCATTTTCATTTTTGGTACAATTTGCATAATATTGGTCAACTTTCTTCAAGACGGTGTGTTGATAGCCTCTAAATTCATTGTCAGACACTTAAAACTTCTGAAAAAAGCAATCCTTGGAGCACATTAAGATAACACCAGACTGAATATTGGTCCCATACACATGATTGTGGGCCATTGCATACGCTGCTAGCTGAGCAAAGTAGTCATCAATCCATTCTCTTTGTTTAGGCTTGTTAGTTTGTTTGAAGTCTATTATACTTTCGCGTCCGTTATAAATTCCTACAACATCTGTCTGACCCGCATACAATCCAGGATAGTATAGTGTAACTTCTGTACCCCACACCTCTCCCAGGTCCCCGAGCCCTGATTCTATAACCACATCAGCCATCTTTCCTGCCTCCTTGCCTAGGCTAGTCAGGTCAAGGTGCCTCTCACCCTTGATATGGCCCTCTAAATAGGTATGCATAGCCGTACCTCTCATAGCAGATACATCACGAATCCGGTCTGCGTACTGTGCACCCATTCTAGCTTTCCAATTCGCAAGACTCTTACGTTTCTCTTCCGACTGTGTTGCTGATAATATAGTAGTCACCGATGGCAACTTCTCTTCCTTAATATCGTAGTGTCTTTTACCATTAACTAGACTTCTCATAGTCGCTGGGTAGTCAAATTTTTTATTCCAAATCATTATTATTTATTATCCATAAGAAAATTACTGACGCAATAACAATAGCTATCACACCCATTAATAACATACCTAAACCATAACTAACAGACATTATAATTTTTTCTGTAATTCTTTTAGGTACTGTTCGTTTTCTTCTTGTTGTTTATTTTTTATTATATTAGCTTGTTTCTGCCAGGCCCATGAATTAATAGAACCGGACCAACCCATTACCCATAAGTAAAATTTCAACATGTTTTTTTCTCCCTATATTCGTCTAGATTTATTACTTTACCATTATTAGATCTTAATTTCTGCGTGGCGTAATGGTCTATGATCTGTTGTATTTTAGGTAGTTTAGTATGGGCGTAGGGCCACAATAATAAACACACGTAATACGCGTCTCTAAATGTACAACGCCATTTCCACTGCATAAGATAAGGTGTACCATCTTTACGTAAACCTTTTCTAGGTTTACGTACAACAGTCCCACATCCCAATACTTCATGGGTCCAACGAACCACAGACTCATCAGTCATAGTAATTTCCATACTAATTCTTTGTGACATAGAAGTTCTATAACCACCACCTTTGTGCTTTTTCTTTTTCTCTATTCTCTTTGCAAAATAGATACTACCTTCACCATCAAATAGTCCGGCAATATATGCCGTGTCTGCTTCTGACATCATAATATCTTACCTTCGTTTCTAACTAATCTTATGTTTTGATTCTCTTCATAGAGTCTATCAAATTCATGTTCTAGACTTTCGTACTTTGTAGTTAACTCTCTTAACTTTTTACTTAGAAACTTATTTTGATTTTCAAGATATTCTATTTTATCTTTATCACTTTCCATTATTTCCTCCTTTCACGATCCATTTTATCGCGGTTGTAGTTGGATCGAAACCATCGAAGTCGTATTTACTGCAGCCTGTGGATGCCATCAGAATCAACAATAATATTATCAGCTTTATCTGCATCTATTTCTCCTTCCGAATCACACACACCACATTGTGCTGTAACTTCTTCTTTCGCTAATCTGTATGGGATTCTAATGAACCCATTACCTTTACAGGTAGGACAAATTATTTTAGTCTTTTTTGACTTTGCCATTTAGTTTCCTCGCTTTCTCATTGACTAACAATGTTATTGTTTGAGATCTACTTAGAACTGTATCTGGTTGTATTACTTTTCTTATCTTATCAATTAGATCATATGTCTTATGTGATAACGATACGTTTTTGTATTTGCTTATATCTGTCATAAACTTTATACTCCTTTCTATAAAAGATTAATATAGGATATATCTTATAAATTACAATAGATGTCAATGAAAATATTATTAAGTTTAATTATTTGTTCACAAGTTGCGGGTACTTGTTTGGAACCATACGAATGGCCACAAAGATTTGATACGCAATATGATTGTTTAATGTTTGGTTACGAACAGTCTACATTAAAAATGAGAGAGATTGGTCCAACAGATGTTAACCAATATAATATGTTTGTAAAATTTTATTGTACTCCAGAGAATACTATCTAATTCATATAAAACCCCGCAGATTCCGTGCACGTACTACTACGGGGCCAAAGGCTCCACACCTAACCTCATTTTATTGCGAGGATCTTCGGTTGTCGTACAGAGGCTAGCGCGAGGCATTACATGGACGCAGGTCCTTTTCATCATCGTTTATTTACACATACAACCGATAAAGTTTCCACTGTTATCGTTCATAATATGTAAATTTAATTCGTTTACATACCCAGTTAGTTTTAACCGAAGTATATCACATAACTCAAAACAATCTACTTTAGTTACTAACTCTATACCTTCTAACATTTTTGTTGTTACCGGTATCAGTTGGTATAATCCGTCGTTTAAAATTATAAGATCCATTATTTATCTTGGTCTGATAATTGTGCACCCGACTTATTACCCCACATTATTATTTTCTTGATCCC